GTGCCGGCGCCCCCCCCCCGCCGTTCCTCGAGGCTGCCCGCCCGTGGGGGGGGGGGCCACGGGTGAGTGCCGCACAGATATCCGTTCTTCCAGCCGTAGATCGGCGGAAGCGGGAGCTGATGGTAGTGAATATAGGCAAGGATGTGCTCATGCTTCCACGCAGCGAGCGGGCTGAATCGCGTAACACCTTTGCCATCGGTATAGATATTGCTGTTGCGACCGACATAATTGCCGTCCGCACGGCGGCGGCCGAGAATGATGACGTCCAGCTCGTGCGCCTTGAAGTATTCACGCTGCGCTCGGTGCTGCACGATAGAAAACCATCGTCCGGCCGCGGCGGAGTCCTTGGGGAAAAGCATCTCGTGGTGCTTGACCAGCCAGTCGATGTCCTGGCGCGTGTTGATGACCTCGCATCCATCGGGCTTGTGCGCCTCAATCCACGCCGCAAAAGCGGGATATTCCAGGTCGCACACGCCGATCATGCTGTCAGTGACACCGGCCGCTTCGCAGAGCTTGCCAAGGACAATGCTGTCCTTGCCAGCGCTCCACGCATAGGCGGCGCGCTTCCCGGCGGTCGTGGCCTTGATGTCAGCCACAGTCGCAGCGGTCAGTTCGTCCAGCTCCTCGCGGGAAACGGCATCTTCGATGGTTGCAACGGCTTCCAGCCATGCATTGTTGTCGATGCGCTGCTTTCTTCCGAGGCTCATGCCCTCACCGCCTTTCTCGAGGCGATGGCGGCAACGATCCCGCTCGACAGCACTGTTGTCAGACTGCCAGCCGCTTTTACGGCGGGAAGCCCTGCGAGATTGCCATAGGCGAAAATCGGAAGCCCCACGCAAAGCGCGGTCAGAACACCGACGAACACACCTTTGCCGGTCAGCTTTTTCCCGAGCAGGGTCATCACCGTAGGCAAAAGCGTCGATGCGCGGAGTGTGCCATAGAACAAGAACAGGTATGTGACCGTCAAGCCGGGAATGTTGGCAATGGCGATTGCTACGGCCAGCAGACAGAGCATGGTGCGCCGGGAGGTCTGCACCGTGTCCTTCCCGATGCCAAGCCAGTCAGTCGTGAGCGACGCGGCCGCGCAAAGGTTGCTATCCACCGTGGAGAGCAGGCCGGAGATAATCATAAACAAGAACGGGACCAGCACCCATGTCGGAAGCAGCGAGGAAACGAATTCAAAGTTGACCATGCCGGTGTCGCTGGCCGCAAAGCCGGAGCCTGCGGCAAGGAAGCCCACCGTTCCCATGCAGATCGGAACGAGCGCAAACAAAAGCGCACCGGCAAAAAACGATCTGCCGATGCGGTCGCGCCTGATTGCGAAAGCTCGTTGCCAGAAGCACTGATCCCCGAACGGGCCGGAGATCAGACCGACAGCCATCGGCAGACCATAGCCCAGCAGGACCTCAATGCCCGTGGAGGAGGTGAGCGAAGTATATTCTCCGGAGACAGCACCGAGCCCTGCCCGTACCGTGTCAAAGCCGCCGGTCATGCGAAGGCTCAGAACGACCAGCAGAGCGCCACCCATGAGAATAATGCCCAGCTGGACGACATCGGTGATGATGGAGGCTTTCAGCCCGGAGAAGCGGGAGTAGGAATATGCGATAGCTGCCAGGGCGAGCGTCATGCTCCAGAATGGCAGCCCCGTAATGAGGGCCAGCGTCTTTCCCCCGGCGAGCAGCTGCACCGCCGTTGAAAGAACGGCCAGCGCGCCGAGCTGGAAGGAGTAGACGCCCTTGACCTTGCCGGAGTGATAGCGCTCCGCCATGTAGCCGGTCAAGGTGATGCCCTCCGGGTACTGCGCCCGGATCCTTTTTGCAAAGGGGATAAACAGGATCAGGCACAGCACATTCGGTACCGTAAACCAGAACATCCCCGGGATGCCGCGCGTATAGGCCATCTCCGAGGAAGTGAACAGTGAGGGAGCCCAAATCCAAGTGGCGGCGATGCTCATGGCGGCAATCACCGAGCCGATGCGCCGGTCCGCCACATGGAAGCCCTCTGCGTCGGTCGTCTTTCGGGTGAACATCAGCGTGACGCCGATCATCAGCACCGCATAGACGGCCAGAATGACAATTCCGAACATTTTGGAAATCTCCTTTTATGATGTCACCGCTGCCCTCTGCTGGCGAACATCGGACCCGGCGCATGACCGGCGCGCAAGGAGTAACGCGCAGGCCTCAACCTCCTTCCCAAACGAATGACGGCCACCCCGCGAGGGATGGCCGCCTGGCTTATGTAGGATTTTACGAGTCTAATCCTAATACATGGTGCGGGGAATATCAAGAAACGAGTTGCAACAGCGAAGAACAGCTTTTAACTACCGAGGTAGCGGTAACACACCATCTTTACCGAATCCTCCGAATTGCGGCCTCCTATGACCGCTGCGACCTCTTTCCATGCGAGCCCTCTCAGGAAGCGCAGCCGGAAGATCAGGCGCGTCTGGTCATCGTCGATGCCTTGAATGAACGGCATGATCTGCCCCTCGCTGGCCTTGACCTCTTCCTCCAGAAAGCCGACACGCGCATCCATATCCACGATCTCAGCTGCGAGGTCGCCGACCTTATCCTTTATGCCGGGAGTATGCGGCATACCTGTGAGGGCAGCCGCGCCGGGGCAAGCCGCGTCACGCAAGGACTGTAGCATCTCCCTTGCCCTTGCCAGTTTCTCTATCAGCTCAAAATGCTGATTCAATTCCGAAAGCGTCGTAATAGCTCACCCCAATCTGTTCTTACTTCCTCTTGCCACCCTGTCGGCTGACAGTCTCTCCAATCTGCATTTGCCGGTATGTTGGCTGCACTACCTCTACCGACACCACACGGGTATCTCCGTATCGCTCCAAATCCTGAGCGATCTGCTCCTTTATGCCAATGGCCTGCCCCGCCGGGGCGTTCACATGAACGGTGATGACGAGCATCATCGCACCGTCTGATAGGCGCGAGCTTTCTTGTTATAGGCCAGATCGACCGGCGCGCCGCAGGAAAGGCAGCTGTAGGTGAAGACGTCCTCCTCGAAATTCGTCCGGTATTTGAAGTGCTTTCCGCACTTGCAGCGGATGTGCGCCGACGTGAGATCGTGCAGCGGCGTCTCTCCGTTGCAGGTTGCACACCGATAGGACGAGATAGGCTGTTTTGCACAAAAGCCGCGCAGCTCGCCGCATTGTGCGCACCGAATAAGCAGAAACCCCTTGTATGTCTTCGGCGTGGTCTCCTCGGCTTCCGCTCTATCAGGGATAGCCCAGGCCTCTTTCGGCCCGAACATAGTCTCCGCACGGCTGGGCTTTGCACGAAGCAAAGTCGGCTCTGCCTTGTGTATCTCCGGCAGGGAGGCCTTCGTTGCAGCGCCGCGCCACACAGGGCGGCAGTCTATGCCGTTTCCGAGACGGCAATGCCATCTGTTCGCGCCGCTGAACTCCTCTTTCTCTCCGTGCTCACAATATTCGCAGTTGCCGTTCAGCCACAGCAGGGCGGCAATATCGGTCGCGGCGGCGTTGATTGCCTCCTCCGCTCCTGCGAACTCCTGCACCAAGTCAAAAAGGCGGCTGTAATCGTCATACTGAATACGCCCGTTCTCATTCAGCTCATTGATAAAATCGAGCAGGTTTTCAAATCGTTCCATAGAAGCTCCTTTTCATTCCATCACCACGCAACCACAGACTGTACATTGACCGTGAAAGTGTCCGTTGCTGCGCGCCCTTGCCCCGACCATCGTGCTCTTTCCTCCGCAGGAGGGGCAGTCCATGCGAACTTCCTCCGGCGGCTTGCTCCATTCCTCCGTAAGCGCGTCGGGCAGAAACCTTTGACCGCAGAAGACACACCGCTCCAAGCTGTACGGCATATTCCCGCAGGAGGGGCATTCGGGATATCTGCCGCTCCAATAATCCTCAGCCCAGCGAATATGTACCGGCTCAGCCTTGCCGTTTTCCTTATCATCGGCGGCGGGCTGGTGTTCGCAGGTATCGCAGTAAAACTCCTTCTTGCAGACCAAGCCCTTATCCCAATGGCAGTACATAGTGAGATCTCCGGTATCAATCATTTCTGTCGTCCTCCTTCGGCGGCGCAGGCAGCGGCATCCAATAGACAACTGCAACATCGCTTCTATCTCCGATACCGACATGGACGCTCCATTCCGCCCTTTCGGGAGCGCACCAGCCCATATAGACGCCCCATCTTTCGTGCCAATACGCGACAACGAGGACATTGCTACGATCTTCCGGTAACCTCTCTTTTACAGATACCCATTTTGGCATCCGTTTTGTCGCAGCATTCAGCTTCAATTCGAGCCGGCCGGAATAGCGCTTGCTATCCTCGAACATCATCCCCATCTTTACGATTTCGTCCGGCATCAACTCTGTTGCTTCGTAGGAGGCAAGCCGCGCCAGTGCAACCTCGTACCCACGGCGGCAGTAAAGCCGCCCATCCTCGTCATACCATGTCAGCTTATCCATTGTGTTCCTCCCTCGACTTGAAGCTGCCTGCCGCCCGGCAGCTCCCCCAGTGGGGAGCGAAGCCGGTGCCGGTGGCCTTGTGCGGATCTTCCGTATACTCACAGGAAATGACCTCGCCGTTAGGCGTGACGATCTTTTTACTGCCGGAGCGGGGCTTTTCGATGTAATAGCGCGGGGTGGCGTCACACGGCATGGACTTCCCTCCGGGTGTTCTGATCCAAACGATAGCCGCGCCGCAGCCTTTGCAGGTAGATGCTCTCATTCGTCGGTCGCCTCCCCGAAAAGCTCATGTGTTCCGTCCTGGAGCGCCTTTTCATCGTCGGACATCTCGTAGCCCAGCTTGACGAGCAGCGCATAGATGCGGTCCAGCTTCTCGTTTTCCTCATGCTTCATGGTGTAGCTGTTCCAGTAGCTGCGGAAATAGCCCTCGGATTTGCCATCGCCCAGGCGCGCATAGATCATTCGCAGGAGCGCCTTTTCAGGCGTCTTGCCGATCGCGTCGGTCACGGCCTGGAGCGTAAATGCGGCATCGTCCTCGCCGTCCTCGTCATCTTCGGCAAGGGTCTCGGCGCCGGTAGCCTGCGCGATTTCCTCTTCGGTGAGCCAACTGGTATCGTCCCAGTATTCGGCGTAGGCCCACAGCGCCACGACATCCGCAAGGCGCTTTTTGATGGCGGCTGCGGAAACGGTAGCCACGAAGTCGGCGCGAAGCTCATAGGCGCGGGCGGTTGCTTCGGACAGCGCCTTTTCTGCGGCGTCCTTTCGCTCCTGTTTCATCTGCTCCTCGCGCCTCTTCGCCTCCTCTTCTGGCGTGGCAGCAGTAGGCTCGTCCTTGACCATCAGCGCGATATAGCCCCACTTTTCAATGCAGAAGAAGTATTCAACGGTATCAGCGTCATCGGGGCGTTCCATCTCAATCTTGCTGCTGACATAGTCACTTTTGACCGTCCTATATCCCGTGCGGCTCTCCACCTGCGTAGCAAAAGCACTCAACAGCTCCACCCATTTCGCCTTGCGCTCGGCTGTGGCCTCAGCATCGATAGCCTGTTTCAGCTTGTACTTGAAGTTCTCGGTGCCGATGTAGTCGAGCATCTCATTTTTGCGTTCCGGGCTTTTCAGCTTCTCCAGCTCCATGTACTCGAACAGGCTGACGCCGCGCTCCTCGGACTTTTTGAACTTGTCCTTGTCCAGTTCCAGGAGCTTCACACGGCGCCGGACGGTAGTAACGGAAAAGCCGGACTTTTCCGCGATGTCCTCGACGGTATCGCCCATGTCAAGCATCATCTGGAAGCCCTGCGCCTGCTCATAGACCGTCAGATCGGACCGCTGCATATTCTCCGTGAGCATCGTACTCAGCTGCTCCCGCTCCGACATCTCGACCACGACGCAGGGGAGCTCTTCCAGACCGGCCAGCTTTGCGGCCGCAAGACGGCGGTGGCCGATGATGACGCGGTAGCTTTCTCCGTCCCACTTCTTTGTGATTTCCCCGATCAGCGGAACAACGGTGAGGTTTTGGAGTACGCCGTTGACCTTAATGCTCTCGGCCAGCTCGGTCACATCGCCCAGGTCCTTACGGGGGTTATCGGGATGCCCCCACAGTTTACTGACCGGAATGTACTTGATTTCTGCCATAAAACGCTCCTTTCTTACGCCGAGCTTTGCCCCTCGGCTGGGACGGTTTATTATTTTCGGCTCATGCCGTTCACGCGGCACCAGTGCCGCTGGGCCTGCTTCTTCCTCGCGGTGCGGCAGGCCGCACAGAAGCGGTTTTCCTTGCGCTCGTAGAAGGTGCCGCCGCACCGTGCGCAATACTGAGGCTGAATACGCCGGAATGCTGTGCAGCTGTCGCAATCCGTACACCCTGCGGAGCATCCGCCAATGTCGTCCCAATTCATGCACATAAACCGCTGCCAGTAAGGATCATAGCCGAGATCGTTCATGCGCTTGCGAAGGACCGTTGCCAGCGCGGATAGATCGCGCCTGACCTGATGGCGGGTGCGGGAGATATAGAAGCCATGACGGACATCCATTTCCGGCGTACCGTGTCCCCACGAGCCATCACCGAGCATTTCCCGCACCTTGTCGGCGTTCTCGGTCAGATAATCGTTGTAGACCTTGGAGCGGACGCACTTTTCGGAACGGCCGACCGCCTTGCCTATGGCAGCGTAGCTGTCGCCGTGGCGGATGCCGTCTGCCAGTATTTCAAAATCCTCGCTGGTCCATGTGCCACGCTTGCCGGTCAGCTCCATCGAAACGGGGCGATCCTTGATGCCGAGGTCACGGCAACGGCGCGCGATCGCACCGTGAGAACGATGCATCATCTCGGAAATTTCCGCCCATGAGTACCTGTGCTTACTGAGTAGCATCTTCAGCCGAGAGTCCTCGTCCTCTCCCCACGGGTCTTTCCTCTGAATGGCGTATGCCTCAAAGTCTTTCTTGCGCTGCTCGGCTACCCAGCCCGGCTCCTCACCGAGCGCCAACGGCTCCATCTTGGAAAAGTCGATGAAGCTGCGGTATCGCTCGGCCCACTCCCAGAACTCTTCAATGTAGACCACCCGAAAGCTGCAGCGGTTGACCTTTTTTGTGTGGACGGGCAAGCCGCGATTTTCGACCCAGCTTTTCATTTTGTAGCCGTAGGAGCTGCTTCCTCCGTTCACCGCCAGCAGGAGTTGATTTAGAGTGACATACTCGCCAGCCATCAATACCGCGCCTAAACCCAGACGCTGAGCTCTGACCTTGACGGCGTTTGTGGTACGATTGAGTTTCTTTGCGATGGACGGAACAGAAATCTGCCCCCACTTTTCCATCAAATAATCTTCTTCCTCGGGCTTCCATGTCCGGCTCCCGAGAGGCGGCGGCTGCCGCATTCCGTTCCCTCCCATCAAAATAGAGTGAGCTGGCCGGTTTTCGTTTCCGCCAGCGGTTGAGATTGTTCCGGCGGGGCGGCGGGGGGCGGGGGGGCGGCCTGGG